ACGGCTTCGACTTCACCCACACCGTCCACAGCGGAGTCGACTACACGGCGCCCTGGTACTCCGGCATGGCGCAGGGCGAAGTGCTCTCCCTGTTCGTGCAGCTGGCCGAGCTGGACGACGTCTGCGACGAGGAGCGGGCCACGTATCTCGCTGCGGCAGACGCAGCGTTTGCGTCACTACAGGTCATCGACGACGGCTACCCGTGGGCTGTGAACGTCAACGACACGGGCTACGTGTGGATCCAGGAGTACCCCGGCGCCCAGACCGGCACCGGGGACTACACGTACAACGGCATGATCTTCGCCATGTTCGGGCTGTACGACTACGCGTGCGCCACCGGCAGCCAGACGGCAGCCGACCTGTACGACGGGTGCGCGACAACGATCGCCCGCTACTTCCCGCTGCTGCGGAACGTGCGCTGGCACTCCTTCTACTGCCAGACGCACCGGATCCCGGCCCCCACCTACCACCAGCACCACATCAACCTGTTCCGCCAGTTGCACTGGCAGACCGGCAGCCCCGACTTCGCCGACCACACGGACCGGCTCGTCGACGACTACCCGGCGCCCGGCGTGTCCGGCACGATCACGTTCGAGTCCGGCAGCCACACCCTGTACCGGTTCGACACCGCGGCCAACGGCGCCTGGGCGGCGCCCAAGGTGGATGCGCTCCTCGAGCAGAAGACCGTCACGTTCTCGCAGGACACGGCCGCGCCCGCGAGCATGCGGCGCCGCATCCAGGACCGCGGCATCTACTACCTCATCAGCGCCGGCGCCTACACCGGCTGGTGGGTCGGCGAGTCCTGGTCGCGGGCCTACCTGCGCGGCATACACCTCGCCACCCTCTACCGGCCGGACCGCACGGTGACATTCCCCGGCGGCAGCGTCCCGGTCGATACGTACAAGGTGGCGGCGGACGGCACCGTGACCAGTGTGAAGACCGTGTCGTTCGCGAGCCCGTCGAATGCTCCGGCGGACCGGCGGGCCATCGTCAACGGCAGGCCCATGTTCCAGATCACCGCCGGCGGACTCACCGGCTACTGGGTTCCGGCGAGCGCAGTGACGATCGAGTCCGGACCGCAGTGAGCTACACGTGCCGTCAGTTCCCGCCCCCGGAACCGTCGGCGATGTGCGCATCAAACTGCTCTCTCAACTGGCGCAGTCCTTCGGTGGTCGCATCGACTTTGCAGGCGGTTTCGTCGAGTTTTCGTTCGGTGCGCGTCACGGTGTCTTTGATGGAGCGGCCGCCGTTGGGGGCGAGTTCTTTGACTGCGTTGACGATGACGACGATGCGGCGGTTGATGCGCCAGATGCCTCGGGCGAGTGCGCCGATGGCGATGAGTGCGGCAGCTCCGGCGCCGAGGTAGATGAGCAGGTCCATGGGGCCTCCGTGGTGCGGGCCCTGGTGGTGTGGGCCGTTCGAACTGGAGTGTCACACAATGCCCGTGTGGCACATTCCGGCCAGTGGCTGACTTGCACCCCTCTGCATAATGGTATTCAGTAAACCGGCCAAGTGAATGCGAGACGCGCATGCAGCAGACCGCTCACCACACAGGACGCCCCGGACGACCCCGCAGCCCCGAAGTCGCAGCCCGCGACGAACACGTCTACCGACTCATCGCCGACGGCACCGGCACCCGAAGCGCCCTCGCCCAGGCAACCGGCCTCGACCGATCCACCATCCAACTCTCATGCCAACGCCTCCACCGGGCCGGCCGAATCAGGAAGTGCCTCGCGGACACAATCGTGTGGTCCGTCGCCGACAACACCCCATGCCCCTGAGGAGCGAGCCGTGAAGATCAGTGTGTTGCCCCGGTTCCTGCACCGCTGGTACGCAGGCACGTTTGGGTACTTCTGGCTTCCGTGCACGTTGTGCGGCAGGGAGTCCGGCGGCCACGAGTGGAAGGACCGCGACGGAAAATCTTCCGCGATTCCCGATCCGGACAGGCCGGGCATGTGGCGCGGCATCTGCCCAGTCTGTACACGGTCCGGGCGTGGAGATCCCGCATGGATGGGGAAGCTGTGATCGAGAAGCGCGTCCTTGACGCCGTCAGTGCTGAGGGCACCGAATGGCAGACCGGCGCGCCCTGCGCCACCGCTGACTTCGACTTCGTCCCTGATGCCGAGACCGAGGAGGGCGTGAACGTCGCACAGCAGTGGTGCCGTACCTGCCCTGTCCGCACGACCTGTCTCGCCTGGGCCAGGCTCCATGGAGCGGAAGGGTATTGGGGTGGCACGACCACCTATCAGCGCAACCAGCTACGCCGGGTCCGCACCCGCGCGAAGTGCCCGCTCTGCCTGGGTACCGCGTTGGTGTACGACGATCCGCACGAACTGTGCCTGGGCTGCGGGATCTCGTGGATCCGTGACGTGCGCGAGGAACCGATCGCCGCTACACCCCTACCCGCGACCGCGGCGTAGCAGAAAGCTACTGAGCTGCCGATCGAAGGCGTTCAGACAACTGCCTCATGTCGTCCCGAAGACCCTGCATCGGCCACGGCGTCTCAGTCGCGGGACATCCACACTCGTCCTCTTCAGACGTACGCGCGTCCGGACGAACGACGAGGTGGTGGCAGTTAGACCACCGGGGTTCTGTCCAAGCCATTGAGTGTCTCCGTCGGCTAGAGGGTGCCAGCGTCCTCAGGTTACGCCAGGGCCGCTGCCTTCGGCGTAGCCTGCTGCATCTCGTACGCCCGCCCCCAAGCCTCCTGCCACCGCCACGCATGCTGCGACAACCGGAGCTGTTCCGCCACCGCACGCCCCGCCTCCGACAACTCGGCCCGCAGCGCAGCCGACTCCCGCAGCCGCTTCAACTCCCGATACCAGGAGCGCGGCCGGTCGGCGAGGACACCCGCACCCATCCTGTGCAGGCGTACGTACTCGGCGCGCGGCGACGCCACCCACGGCACCCCGCACGCTGAGAGCTCCAAAATTTTGAGCCACGATTTGCAGCTGTTGAAGCGAGTATCGGCCAACGGCGCGATCCCCACCCCCAGCTCGGCGACCGCGCGCGGCCACTCCTCGATCGGCACCCCACCACCCGCAGGATCCGCCCCCAGACCAAACGCCTTCCCCGCACCCGACGGATCCCCACGCATCACAAACTCGGCACCCTCATCCACCAGCCGGGCAACCGCCCCACCAACCGCCTCCGGATCATTCGGATGCGAATGAAACGAACCAGGCCAGCCGATCACATCCGAATCCGCGCGCGGCAGCCCGTAGTAGTGATCCGGCAAATAGTTCGGCAACACCACACCCCGCCCATGCCGCGCATACACATCCAACAGGGCGGGCGTCGACACCGTCACCAGCGTGGCGTCCCGGCACGCCATAGCCAGGTTGCGCCACGAATGCCGGTTCACCTGCCCCCCCGCCATCCGCCGGCCCTCATTGCCCGGATGATGCATCGCCCACGCCGGATTCGAGGGATGAATCGCCGACAGATCATCGTCTACATCGACCACCACCGCGACGCCCTTCGCCCGGAGAACGCTGACAGCCTGCGCCATGTAGGCGTGCGTGACCCGCTGCAACACGACGACGTCCACGCCGTCGACAAGGACATCACGGACCGTGTCACGCTCCATGACCAGACGTACCGCCCGCTGATCCTGCCCGACGACACGCACGTCATGCCCGTCAGCAGCACACTGCTCGCCAGGCCAGATCATGCGAAGCGAACCGCACCCGAAGCGATCGGCCGGGTACACGACGACCTTCACCCGGCCGACCCCCTGGTCCGTCGCGTGGCCGACCGCGCCTCCTGTTCCGCCTGACCGGCTGCCTTCTCCAAGGCGCCGATGCGGGCCTCGGCGCGCAGCAGTGTGTTGCGCAGGCTGGTGACTTCCTCCTCCAGCGCAGTCACCCGGTCCGTGTTTATGTCGTCGTATCCGGCTGATGCGCCGGCGAGGAGCATGGTGGCTTCGTCGCGGGCCAGTGCGCGGATGCGTCCGTCCAGTGGGCTGCTCATGCGTTCACGTCCTTCTGGTTCGGGACCGCGTAGGTGATTCCCCACGCGCCGAGTACGGCGAGGACGATAGTGACACCCTCGCCGGTGGTGAGCGTTCCGTCCTGCACAGCCGTGACGGCGGCGGTCGCGCCTGCGGCCAGTCCGGCGACGATCGACTTTGCGATGCTGGAGACCTTCATGACGGTTCTCGTTTCTGTTGGATGGGATGGTCAGTCGGCAAGTCTTTGGGCGAGGAGGTCAGCGACCTTCTCTGCGAGGGCGTCGACGTCGACGCCGCCGACCGCGATGGAGTCGACCTTCTTCTTCACGGCGGCGAGGTCCGCCGCGATGGTGCGGGTCGTCTTGTAGGTGAGGCCGACATAGCTGGACAGCGCCCACTCGATCGACGTGTCGTCGGGCGCCTTCATGCCGTTCGCGCCGGTCACGACCTGGCGGCCGATCTTCTTGATGTCGTCGTCCGTGAGAGCCACAGGAACCTCCTCGGTCGGTGCAGAGGCGACGGGTACGTCGCCCTTGGCGAGCTTGAGCAGCTCGGGGAAGTTGATGGAGCCGGGGTCGCCGTGGTCGTTCTCCGGGACGTGCATGTGACCGCACACGCCCTTGAAGGCATTCCACTGGGTACCGCTCATGCGCTGCCCGCCCCCATTGGCATACGACGTCGGGTAGGCAGGCCACTTCGACGGGCCAACCAGCGGCACCCCGTGCTGCTTGTTCGCCCACGTGAGGAAAGCGGCCGCGTCCCGTAGCGCCCAGGCCGGAGCCTTTGGCCAGAACACGAAGTTGCGGTCCTGGACGAGTCCGGCCTTCACCCACGTGCTGCGGGTAGCCGGGTCGCAGGTGCCGACCAACTCAACCTGCACCACGTTGTTCGTGTTCGTCGTCACCCCGCCCGCGAGGTTGCGGAGCGCGCGGGAGGAGCGGTCGATGTCGAAGTGCTGGAACCACTTCAGCTTCTTCGCCGCGAAGTCCGGCACCGCAGTCAAGTTCGGGGCACTCCCGCCCCCGCCGTAATCCGGCAGGCTGCGCCCCTCCGTGGTGTGCAGGACGACGACGTTGACCTCCATCCGGTCGCCGCCGAAATCGTCCTGGTAGAAGTGCGCGGTGGACGCGCTGGGATAGCGCTGCGGTCCCGTTCCGGCCATGGGTTCTCCTCACAGGGGGATGACGGTGATGCGGCGGTTCTGGAAGGAGCCCGTACCAGCCGTGACGCGGTATTGCATCGTGAACGTGTTCGATCCGGCGGTGAGTGCGGTCTCCATGTAGACGGCTGATGCGCGCAGCGTCTGGTTGATGGACGCGGCTGTGATCAGTACGGAACGGTCGTCGGTGGCGGCGATCGTGGATGCGCCGGACACGGCGTAGGAGGCGTAGCTGTTTTCTCCTACTGTCGAGTTCTGTACCAGCGAGGACACCATCACGATTGCTTTCGTGCCCGTGGTCACCGTCACTGCCGGTCCGGGTGTCGCCAGGTTGCCGTAGCCGGTGCCGCCCGTCGACTCGGAAGTGGTCACGGCTGCTGTCGACGGGACGCGTTCGGCGATGGAGTTGGCGCCGTCCGCGACGAACAGGGTTCCTGCGGTGGTGGCTTTCGCCGGTGCTGTCTCGTTCAGGTTGTCGCGAATGTGGGTGTTGAACTGTGCTGCGGTGAATACCGTATTTGCGACCGCTGTCATTGGCGCTATCCAGGCCACGGTTCACGCTGCCTTTCCGCGCGCGGCCACGCCGTGCGCTTCGTTCTCGTTTCGGAGGTCTCGGACGCTCTGCCCGTGTTCGATCCCGAACTTCACGGCGGTCGGATGATCTTGCGGGTACCAGTTCCGGTTGTGCGGGACGGGCCGCAGCTGCAACACGGCCCAGATCTCCTGCCCGTCGGCAGGCCAGTCGATGTTGCTGGTCGCGTGATGGCAGTACGAGCAGTGGAACAACGTGCGCCGCACCTCACGCGGTCCGCCCTTCCGCTTCGCCTCGTACAGCTGCTCCACACCCCCACAGGAGGCCGGGCAGTCCGCCACCCACATGCCGTTGTAGACGTAGGCGCGAGCAGCATTCGTCATCAGGTTCACCGGGCCTCCTAGGTTCCGAACTCGTGGACGTCGAACTCCGATTGCGTGTCCCAGATCCAGATCGTGTCGGGGTCGTCGGCTGCGATCGGGTCGAAGAACCCGTCATCGAATCCGGCACCCGACTTGTCGAACGTGAACGGGTTCTTGTTCGGGGCGTCGCGTTCCTTCTCGCACCCCAGGACCACCTCGTGAATGGGGGGCTGCTGCGGGTCGATCCGGGTGATGGTGTGCTCGACCTGCTCGACATAGAAGCCGGCACTCAGCCCCAGCTCGCCGTTGCCGATGGTGATGAGGTCGGACAGGGTGCGGGAGAAGATCTGCTCAAGGTGGGTGGGGTCCTGTGCGACGATCCGCATCGATACCAGCGGGCGCCGGTTTGCGTACTGGGCGACGATGACCTCGGCGACGGCCTCAACGTCGTTGGCGGTGGCCAGGACGATGTCCTGCGGATAGGTCCGCAGGCCGTGCACGGTGATCGACGCGGGGTCCTGCTCACGGACCTGGATGGTCCGGCCGACGGGTACGGCGCGGGCGCGGAGCTGCATCGACAGGATGGTCGCGGGGCCGCCGATAGAGGTGATGCGGATGATGGTCGACTGGCCGGAGTCCCTGGACAGGGTTGCGGATACGGTGCCGGTTCCGGTGTACACGATGTCGGGTTCGCTGCCCGAGGTGGTGGGGGCGACGGCATCAAGGAACGGATCGGAGGCGACAGCTTTGATCTCGACGGTTTGGCCGGTGAGGATGGAGAACGGCGACTCGGTGTTCCACACGGCGGACAGGTCGGTGTTCTGGGCGCGCTGTTCCACGTCCTGGAGGACATCGTTGACGATGTCGCGCCAGCCGTGCTGGTAGATGAAAGGGGCCGTGTAGTCGAGGGACATGGTCGGTCTCCCTTCAGAACCGTCGGATGATGCGCAGGCGCGTGGTGTAGGTGCCGCTGCCGTTGAGTACCGATGCGCCGCCGAGGTCTCCGAACGTCGGACCGTTCGGTGTCTTCCGGGAGTTGACGAACCGCATGTTGCCGAGGGTGTCGACGCCGATATAGATGCCGTTGTGGTCGATCTGTCCGAAGCTGCCGCCGTCGGATGTGGCATCGAAGTGAGGGACGTCGCCGATCTGGATCGCAGCCAGCGACGGTGCGGTACCGACTGCTTGAGCGACGATGACGCCCGGCCCGGACGGGCCGATGTCCAGGGTGCGGCGAGGCAGGTTGATTCCGTCGATGTCCTGATCGAAGACCATGGGGACATCCATGTTGAAGCCGTACACCATGCGGACGAATCCGGAGCAGTCCAGGCAGAGAGCCTCGTCGGGGTCGGCGGCACGGAATTCGCCGTTGGGGAAAGTCCAGTCGAGACTCATGTAGTCGTGGAAGTCGGCGCCCTCGATGCGGGTGCCGTCGGTGTCCAGGGGCCCGTAGCTGGACTGCCCTGCGACCTGGGCGCCCAGGGTCGGGTTGACGACGGCGGGCGCGCCGGTGATGTAGCGCATGGCGTGGGCGAGGACGTCAGGGCTCGGGTCGATGCTCCACCTGAGGATCTGATCGGCGAGTTCGTCCGTCCACTGCCCGTCGAACGGTTCCTCAAGGACGCGGACCCACGTGGTGTGGGTGACGGTGGGGACCGTGGTCCAGGTGCCGGAGACGACCTGCAAGTTGTCCACGTTGAAGACGCGGGGCAGGCCGGTGCTGCCCGTGCTGGCCAGGAAACGGAAGCCGACCCGGCCGGACGGGTTGTCGGTTTCGGTGACCGAGTGCAGCCACGTGTCGGGTTCATCGTCGCCGTCTTTCCACGCCCGGCAGCGGATGGTGGTGGCGGCGCGCTGCGCGCGGATGTGCCACAGTTCGCCGCCGGTGAAGCCGGTACCGACAGTGGTTGCCGCGCCCAGCGTGGTGGTGACGTTGGCGACTTCCTTCTCCAGGATGAGCTGGACTACGCCGGTGGTGAGGAAGTTCAGGCGGGCGCGGAGATTGTTGTCGACGTCGGTGTATCCGAAGACCATGCCTACCGAGCTGGCTGCCCCGGCCGGGGTGGTGGTGACGGTGACGGTACTGGTGACGTTGACGTCGGTCAGGTTGTCGAGGATGGTGGCGAAGCGGGAGGCGTTTGCTGTGGGCAGGCTGGCCACACCGACGGCGCCGTCGACGCTGAAGTCGGAGGCGGTTCCGGTGACGGAGTAGTTGCCGCCGCCGCCGGAGGAGCCGAAGCCGCTGGCGACGGTACGGGTGAAAGCATCGGTGAAGGGCCGTTTGTTCTCGGTGAACGTGCGCTCGGGTCCTCGCATGGCGACGGTCTTCGCGCCGACGGTGAGCGTCGCCAGGACGCCATCACTGTCGGATACCTCAAGGAGCTCGGGGGGTCCGGCGATGCTTTGCACGGTCAGGCAGGTCTCCCGGGGGGAGATGAACACCGCCTGTGGCTGCTGCGAGGCGTAGCGCAGTAGCCGGTGGTGCCGGTCGCGGAAGGTGAACGTTCCGTCCGGTGCGACGTAGGCGATCGCCGGCGGGCCTTCGGCGTTGACGGCTTTCTGTAGCGCATCGAACGCGGTGGTGCCCTCTTCCCACCAGTAGTGCGTGAAGGAAGAGCCGGCGTCGATGTCTCGGCGGTCGGCAGGCCATCCGGCTTCGTCGAGGATGAGATTGACGATCTGTCCTGTGCGTAGTGCCTGGTAGAGGGCGGTGGAGATTTTGACGCCTTGGAGGGTGGACAGGCCGTCGAGGGCGGTGAAGTCGACGCTGCGGTTAGTGCGGTCGGCGTTGACGGTGAAGTCGTTGAGGCGCCCGTAGAACAGGGGGTAGGTGGTGCCCTGGAAGGTTGCTTGGATGCTGGTCTCGCGTCCGGGTTCCAGGTCCCCGTACAGGCTGCTGTCGGTGTTTTCCGGGGAGTACAGGCGTTCCACGTTGCACAGGACGAAGGCTGCGCTGCCGACGCGGCCTGGGGACAGTTGGCGTCCCTGGTCGCGGCCGTAGGCGATGCTGATGCCGCGGCGCAGGACGTCGTCGGTGACGTTGTCGAATGGGTCGATGAAGTCTCCGTCTGCTGCCCAGTCGACGGCGATCTGGTAGGCGGCGCCGGTCACGCACGGGGACCAGGTCATGCGGCGGATCCCGTGGGGAGGCGTCCTTGCAGGCGCAGTTCATCCAGCGATGTGACGAGCCAGTTCTTCAGGTCCCGCTGCGAACCGATCAGTCCAGCGTTGGTCAGGTTCACGTTCAGGATCACTGTTGTGGGCGCGCCGCCCGCCGAGGTCCGCATGGTGTTCAAGCCGAGAGACGCCCCGGCCGAGCGCCCCGACAACGCCGAACTGCCCGACATTGGCAATGCGACCGCATCCCGCGCCGACTGCGCCACCGCAGCCGCAGCCCGCTGAACCAAAGCCGCCCGCTGCACCAAGCCTTCTGCGATGGACTCGCTGATCGCACGCCCGGAGTAGAGCGTCCATCCGCGTCCCGAGAAGGGGCCTTCCTTCGCGGGGCTGAAGGGGAGGAGATCACGTGCCTTGCTGACGACGCTGCCGACCGCGCTCGTCACATCGCCGATCTTGCTCAGGATGCCCTGCACGAATCCGCTGATCAGCGAACGCCCGGAACTGACCAAGTAGCCGCCGAGGTTGCCGAGCGCGCTTAGCGCCCGGCCAGGCAGGCCGCGTATCCACGACAGCGCCGAGTTGCCGCCCGAGACGACGGCGTTACGGAAGCGGGACAGGGCGCTGCTGGCGAGCGACATGAGTTGGCCGCCGAGCGCCGAGAGAGCGGCCACCATGCGACCCGGGAACCCGCGGGCCCAGTTCACCACCGCGGTGAACTTGTCGACGACGAAAGACCGGAAACGCTCCAGAGGGGCCAGGATCATGCTGGCCAGACGGCCGAACCAGGACAGGATGCCGCGCACCAGATCCGGGATGATGCTGTTGCCGATGAGGACGTTGTACAGCCAGGTGAAGCGGTCGACGATGCCCCGCAGGATGGAGCCGACCACGCTGGCGATCCTCGACAGGGTGCCGGTGAAGTGTGCGGCGACTCCGGAGACCAGTGTTTTCAGGGAGTTCCAGGCTGCGGTGAAGTCTCCGCGCAGGAGGTTGGTGACGAGCTGTAGGGCGGGGACGACCAGGTTGGTCATGGTGGAGGCGAGTTGTCCTGCGAGCGCGGACGCCAGGGCAACAACGGTGTTGATCAGCGGGGTGAGCAGGGGCAGCAGCGCGGGCAGCAGCTGCACGGTGAGTTGAGACAGGGCTGCGACGAGGGGACCGGACGCCACCACAACCTTCCCGAACGCCTGACCTATCTGGAGGAGGGAAGGGGCCAGGGCGAGAGCGGTCTTGGCCAGGATCGGGAAGACCTGCGACGCCATGGTCGAGAAGTGCGCAGCCAACGGCGCGACCAGGGAAGGCAGTTTCGCCAGGACGGGCTGCAACGCGGACTGCAAGGCATTGCCGAGGATTTGAACGACGGGTCCGGCCTGGGCGAAGGCGTCACCGACGGCAGTCAGAAGCGGCACCAAGGGGGGCAGCAGTGACGCGATCAAGTTCCCGGCGATCGGCAGCAAAGGGGACACGGCGTCGATGAGGATCCCGAAAGCATCCGCCGCAGCGGCCAGGACAGGGCCGAGCCCAACGATGATCGGTGAAAGCCCGGCACCCAAATTTTGGATCAAGCGCTGAACGGGCGGACCGAGCGCAATGAAGATCGGGGCGATACTGGCCAGCGCCTGCCCCAGCAGCGGGCCCACCGTGCGGGCCAGCGTGCCCATGACGTTGGCCAGCGACTTGATGGCGGCCTGGAACTGCTCAGTGCCCGTCGCCGTCTTCAGAGCGCCCGTGATCTGCACCAGCGTGCCAACCAGACCGCCGCCCGCCGCCTGAACCGGAGCCATGATGTTTCCGAGAGTGGAGAACACGTTCGCGGCTACGGTGCCCAGATCCTTCAGCAGACCGACCGCCGTATCGACAGCCTTCTCCAGCGCCCCGGACTTGAACGCCTTCGACAGCCGCCCGCTGACATTCGTAGCCACCGACGCTGCTCCGGCAGTCAGCCTGTCGAATGCCGGAGAGCCTGCCGCCGCAAGCTGGCCCAGCGCGGTCACGACCTGCCCGGGGACCGTCCGCAGGTTGGACAGGCCCTTGTTCGCGCCCGCCATCGCCTTGCCGAGAGTGCCGTCCGTGGCCAGTGTGCGGGCAGCTGAACTGGCGCCGAGCGCCATCTTGTTCAGCGTGCCCGCGGTCTGGTTGAGGTTCTTCCCCACCACCGGCAGCACGGTGGAAGACAGGCCCTTGAGTTCGCCGGCGAACCCGGCGAACAGCCGGTTCTGAACACCCTGCTGCAACTTTTGGAACGCGGGCTGCAACTCGCGGACCTGGAGGGCGAACGCGCGCGCGTTGGGCGCCAGCTTCTTCAGCGCCTCGTCAAACTTTTTAGCCCCGTCCTCCGACGTGTCGAACGCGGCGGTGACGGCGTCCTCCACGCCGATCATGCCTAGCTTGATGGCGGCCGAAGCCTGCGTCACGGCCAGCATTCCGGTGACCGCGACCGCGCCGGCGGGAGCGACGTTCTGCAGGGTAGTCACGATCCCTGCGAGCAGGGGTGCCGCTGTTCCGGCCGCCGCGCCTACGGCACCAAGCCCCAGACCCACCCGGCCGAGCACCGCGCCGGCGCTGCCGGCAACGCTCGCCAAGCCGCGCAGGCTGAGGCTGAAGCGGTTGCCGCCTCCGGCCGCGGTGGTGAGGGAGCGGGTGATGACGGTGCCGTCGGCGACGAACCGGCCGCGCAGGTCTCGGATGCGGCCCTGCGCGTCGCGGGAGAAGCCGTTGAGGGCGAGGAGCGCGGGGTCGGTGTCGGCGTCGATGCGGATTCTTGCGCCGCCGATGAGGCCGTCGCCTGCGGGGGTGCTCATGTGAGGTTCACCCCCATCGAGCGGAGGAAGGACTGGCTGGCGTCCTCTTCGCCGTCCCACCAGTAGGGGGCTTTCGGGTCACGCTGGTCCGGCGTCTTGTCGCGGGTGCCCGGGGTGGTCCATGCGCGCACGGAGAGTTGCCCGTCGAACCGCTTGCGGGCGGTCTCGGGCTTTTCGTTCTCGCGGACGCTGAGGCGCTGGACCATTTCGGCGTAGATCCAGTTCAGGAAGCGGTCGGCTGGAAGGTCGCCGGGATCGAAGCCTGCGGCTGCTGCACGCCCGTCGAGTTCGTGCCAGATGCCGGGCTGGACGGCCCACTGGACGATTCCGAGGACGGCTCGGTAGGGCGCAGGCCGTACTCCTCCAGGAGCCAGGTGATGACGTCGCTGGCCTGCTCCAGTTCGATGGGCTGTTCCAGGTCGTCCAGCCGCTTTTGGAAGCGGACGTTGGACTCGGGGAGGAGGACCATGCCGAGGGCCTCGGTGAAGACGTCGAGCTGCTTGTCGACGGGGGTCTTCTCGTCGATGTCGGAGAAGCGGGCGGCGAACCGCGCGAGGGTTTTCCCGGGCAGTGCGCGTGCGGCTTCGAACAGGTCGTCGTCGATGCGGAACTGGAGTTGCCGGTGTGGGCGGCTGAAGTCCTTGACGGGCGGCGCGCTGGCGGTGGGCTCGGTCATGGTGGGGACGGTAGGTCGCCCCCGCGCATGATCATTCCGGGCGGTCAGAGAGCCGCGCGCAACGCTTCCTGCAAAAATGGCTGAGCCTTCGTCCCAGGATGGTTGACGAACCTCGCATATACGACCTGCCCGTTTACCGTGAACCGGAGCACGCCGCCCGGCCGTCGAGGCTCAATACGGTGGGGCCTCGTCGAGTTCAGCACATAGATGCTGGCTGGGTGAGTGGAGCGCACGGTGCCCCGGAAGTCGCCGCCGGGGCCGGGCCCGATGCTCACGCGGATGCCCTGCTTCATGCTTCCGGGCGCGCGGCGGATCGCTTCGGCTTCGACACGGCGCAGCCTGCGTTCCATGTCGCGGTAGACGATGCCACCCGGCAGGCGCAGCATCCGCTGCACGCGAGTGCGGTCGAGGTTGAAGCTGGTCGACACGGTGAACACGGCGCGCCCCTCTCAGTTCCTGGGGAGGGAGACGTAGGCGCGGAGTTCGTTGCCGACGCAGCCGCCGGACGGTCCCTGTGCGGTCAGGGGGCGCATCATGAAGTCGGAGATGTCCCGGGCCTGGTTCATCTCGCACAGCTTCACCGATACGGCCAGCAGCATCTCGTAGGCGTCGCGCAGAACCTCCTGTGCGGAGGCGTCGAGTTCGGCTGTGGTGGGCGCCGTCATGGGGTCGTCAGGGTTCGGGGCGCAGCGCACCACCTGAATGACGAGTTCGGCGACTTCCCACGGGGCGTCGCAGGCGTTGCCGACACGGCGGGCGAGCTGGTCGGGGAACGTCTCGGTGAGGAACACCTGCGCCACCGACACGGCGAGGAGCCCGCAGTCGCAGGCATCCCAGGCGATCGCACCCGGCACCACCGAATGCCGGTCCGGCTTCGTGGTCAGCTCCGCATACACCGCCTGCTCCAGCGTGGAGGCGACGGTGTACCACTTCAACGGGCCCGAGATCATCGGCATGTCAAGTCCCCGCCCTACGTACCGTCGGCCGGTCCACGCTGTACACCCGCGAGCGTTGCCGCAACCCATACGGATTCCACGTCGACACGAACATGTCCACCAGGTACAAGCCCGTGCGGCCCTGCCGGAACAGCTCCCCCACATCCGGATACGAGATCGTCACACCCTGCCGCACCAACTGCTGCAACCCCGCTGGCAGTTTGCAGTCCCCACCCGCCGCCGCCTTCGCGATCTCGCACGCCAACTGTCCGACAGCCAGCGACGCACCCTCCGGCAACGCCTCGCCGTACGTCGCCGTCACCGACCACGTACCCACCTCGGTGTCGTCCTTGCTGAGGTCGTTGCAGCGCGGCCACACGCCGCCGTCCGTGCGCACCAGCAGCCGGTTGTTGTCGACCCGGTAGGCGCCCGACACCATCGGCGTGCCGTCGATCAGTACCTCGACGATCGTGTTGACGGGCGCCGGCAGCAGTACCTCGGACACGGTGGAGCAGGAGCAGCCACCGCCGCAGGAGCCGCACGTCAGGTTGAACCACAGGCCGCCGATCAGTGCGGGCTGCGGGTAGGAGCGGCCGCCTTCCCACGGGGGCCCGAAGTCGTCGTAGAAGCGGCCGTTGTCGCACGAGCGGGCGCACGGGCGGAGCGTCACCTGACACACCCCGAACCGCATGCCGGTCAGCGACCACAGGGTCTCCGTGGCCATCGACACAGCCAGCCCGGTCACGGCCGGGTTCAGTGTGTCGACGTCGCAGGTCCAGGTGACGGGCCAGTCCGCGCACGGGCCCGTGATGTCGCCGGTGCCGCCGGGGACGGTCTGCGGCGTCGGGTTGATGACCGGCATCGCAGCCTCCTAGGGTGTCGCGAATTTGGCGGGCGCCACAATCACGGCCTGCGTGATGTCGGACAGGTTGGTTGCCGTGCGGGTCACGGCAATCCACGCGATCAGGGTGCCGGTGCCCGGGTTGAAAGTCGGGTTGATCACGAACGGCTCCGCGCCGATCGCGGTCACCGCAGCAGAGAGGCTGCTGTAGGTGTCCTGCCCGTACTGGATGATCAACTGAAAGTTGACGTTGTTGTTGGCGAACAGGAAGACACGCAGGATGGTGGACTGGTTGGCACCCCCACCCACTGGGGTGATCACTCCCGCGTTGTCCCAGTTCGCAACATTGACCGTCTGTGTCAGCGCCGGAGCGGCGGTCGCCGACCCGGTGATCTGAATGAACGTGGCCGGTGTCTGCGCCTGCGTCGCAGAAATGTGCGGATTGCGGGTGAGGACACCACTGGAGTAGTGGTTGAACGCGCGGGCGAACATCGTGCCCGCACTGTGATTCAGCATCAGGTTCGCACCGTTCGCCGTGATCACATTCCCGGAGACACTGAACGGCCCCAACGCCTCCATCAAATCGACGAGCTGATTCCCCACCCACGGCAGGATCACCGGCAACGTCTGATCCACACCGATCACACCACCGGTATGCGCGGTCACACCCAGCAGAATGTGCGTACGACGCTGCACCGGATCCGGCTTGCCCGCCTGCTGAATGATGCTCCCACTACTGTCGGCAACCCACCACGTCACCGCCCTCGCCAGCGCGGCAGCATCCATCGGGATCGTCTGCGCAGGCGTCTTCACCCGCGTGATCACCGGCTCTGCCTGGTTCCCCGCGATGTAGTCGACGATGTAGCCGTCCATCGCGGTGATGTCCACCGCAGACGAGTTCAGGGCGTTGACGGAGATCTCGCCACCGGATGCAACACCGGTGGACAGGTCGGCCTGCTCCTGCGACATGCCCACCGTGACATCGAACGTTTCGGTGTCCAGGTGCACCCAGTAGTCGCCCGACTCGGCCCAGAACGACAGCAGGCCAGTGCCGGAGGTGGCAGGGCTGACGATCTGGGTGGTACCGGTGGCGTCGGTGTACAAAGTGGCCGGGATGCTGGAGTTGCGCGGGAACACCCGGACAGCGATGTTCACCGCAGGACTGCCGTTGGGGAACCAGAAGGTGTCGGTGTACTGCGCCAGAGCCATGCCGCCTCACCCCGTGCGTGTCAGCAGCAGCCAGGACCCGGCCCGCAGGGTGAGCGGCCCGGCGGGTGTGGTGGCCGGCGCCCATCGGAGCGTGAACGCTCCGGCGGTGGCGCCGGTGGCGACGGAACCCCGCGGGGGGATGATCACGCCCTCGGCGGTGACGCCGACGGTGGCAGCCTCACCGAAGGAGAGCTGCTTCAACTGCACCTCCGCTCCACCGGCCGTCGCCGGAGCCATGGGGGTCCACGAACCCGAGGCGTCGGCCGGGGCCGTGAACGTCAGGCTCATGGCCGCCTCGAGGTCACCGTCAACGATGAGGAAGGCGTCCACGGCGTACCTGGCGTCCGCGGCGACCTCAACTGTCAGGCTGGTGTCAGCCTCGAGGGTGGTTGATGTTCTGGGTTCGTCCGTGGGCTTGTCCACGGTGCGTGTCTTGCTGATGACGTCCCCTTCGAGGGGAACGAATTTCGTATCGGCGTAAGCGCGGTCTCCGTGAGGATCGGAGACCGCACTGTGTGCCTGGAGCAGTGTCATGGCCACGGCGAATCCCTACGCGGCGAGGACGGTGGGATCGCACGCCGCGTCCGGCGGCGGCGTGGTGGTGACGTTGTACATCCAGTGCCTGGTGGCAGGCACCGTGATCCCCACCGGCAGCCAGTCCGCGCCGACAAGACTGAGCCAGTTCGTTCCGGCACCCCGGGTTTCGGAAGTGAACTCCAGCGTGGAGCGGGCGTTCTCGATCGTGTAGGAACCCAGCTGGGTTGCGCCGACGTTGGGCCACGCGTGGTAGATGTACCGCTGATTCCCGGACTCGTCGCAGGCCCCAGCACCCGCTACTTCCTGCCACACTTCCAGGCTGTACCGGTTGGTGGGGTTGCCTTCGTCGACGCCGAAGCCGGTTCCGGTCGTGGGGGTACCGGTGGTGAGTTCGGTCGCCGAGATCATGTAGGAGGAGAGGGACACGTTGATCTCGCACCACTGAACGGTCAGCATGAACCGCTTCAGTGTCGGGTCGTCCTTCTGGTTTACGCACGGCTCGCCTGAGGCGGTCCGCTCGAAGAACTCCTCGCCGTCCTCGTAGTCCGGTTCCATCTCGACCTGCACGAACCCGGACGAGACACCGACCAGACCCGGTGTGCCGGTGACGGGAACGCCGCAGGCGTCCAGGGCGATGACCCTCAGGTGCGTGCCCTTGATGGGAGTCGCGCACGTCGACGTAGCTGCCATGGTGATCTACTCCTACTCGGTGGGCACGCCCAGGACGATGTGCGCAGCCAGATGGCAGCACTCGAAGCCGAGCAGATAGGTGCGCTCGGCGATCATGCGGATCGTGTTCGCGGACCGGTCCAGGGAGTCGCGGACCTCGGTGAAGAACACATCGGAGCGGTAGCCGAACGCGCTCCCGGTCGCATAGATCCACGCCGTTCCGGCGGCTGGCGCGGCGCCGTCGGGGCCCGTGCCCGTGTAGCCGCCGCCGACCACGATCCGGTTCCCGGCCGGGGTGTACAGCAGCCCGTCCCGCTCGACAACCAGATAGGCGGCAGCCAGGGTCGGCAGCGCCAGACGCGGGACGTGAATGAGGCCCTGCCCGGCGTAGCAGGCGGCGAGATCCTGCTCCAGCTCACCGAGCGCATGCGCCACATCAGCGCCCGTCACAACTGGGGAGGCGACGGGCTGAAGCACAATGTCCTGCGAGTCCAGCACCTCGGCGTCCGCCGCAAGATGCGGGAACACCACCGGCTGCCCGCCGGCCGTGCCCGTCCAGAACGCCGCCTCTACCTGCTGCTGCTCCACCCGGGCCAGCGCATCAGCGGCAACCGACCCCGCCTCGCCCACACCCACCGGGGAGCATTCGAACTCGGCGTACACCGTGAACGGGGTAGCACCCCGGAACGTCTGCTCGACGTTGCTGGTCTTGGCGGGCGGTTCGGGCGGTGCGCCCCCGGTGCCGGTGACGGCGAGGCATTCGTCGTACGTCGTGTCTGCGGTGGGGCAGTGCTCGATCCAGGTGACGCCCTGCTGCCAGTGCGGCGGCGGGGCGGGGTGCTGGATGGTTTCCCACAGCCCGTACGACAGGGCGGTGAACGTCGGCGGTGCAATGATCTGGCGTGCTCCGGCCACCGGCGCTCACCACCCTTCTGCTGCTCGTTGCACGGGGATGGTCAGACGTGGGCGCCGTTGGGGGTGGCCACGGTGCCACCGGACTGGCCGCTGACGTTGAACGCGACGGTGTACCGCCTGCTCTCGTGGCCGACGCGGGCGACGAGGTGGCACTCCTCGGACCAGGCCGCGGTGTGGTCGTTGGTCTCGTTGAGAACCGAGTCGCGGATCACACCGAGGTCCAGGGACAGCCCGTTGCCGTGGATGAACGTGCCGGCCGCGTAGATGAGGAAGTCCACGGTCGTCGGCCAGGCGGTCATCGGGGTCGCGTTGCCGAACTGTGAGGCGCCGCGGACCTGCCAGTCGTTGACCCACTGGACGCGGACGTTGCGGGCGACGAAGTAGGAGTCGACCTCCGCGTTGGTGACGGCCTGGAGTTCAACGCCCTGCTTCCAGGCGAGGTCGGCGCGGATCGTCTCGCGGACCCAGTAGGGGAGGACGACTTCGAGGACGTCGTCGATGCACATGCCGTAGCGGGCGCGGTAGTCCGTGGCTGCCATGCCGACCGCGTTGTAGATGCGGGGCGCGGCGGCGTCGGTGGTAACGCCGCCGATGGTGGTGGTCGCGGAGGAGGCGAGGAGCATCTGCGCGATCAACTGGGCGTTGATGACGTGCGCGTGCGCGGACATGAGGAGTTGCAGCATGTGCTGCGTCGCCTCCGGGTACGCGTCGTCGGTGAGGTTGCCTGCGGTGAGGCAGTACCCGTAGCACTCCAGGCGCGCTTCGTCGAAGTCCGGGCAGGGCACCCTGATGCACGGCTTCGTCGGGGTGCCGGTGGCGGCGGCTATGTCGTCGGCCTCGGTCCACAGGAACGGCGTCGACGTGTTGGAGAGGGTGGCAGCGAATCCGGCGAAGGCGGTGCCGCCGCCGAGTGCGTCGGCCAGGCTCGGGGAGACGGGGAACTGGATGCCGCCGCGGCTGACGCCGAAGGTGGGCAGGTCGATCATGCCGTCTTCGCAGGCGATGTTGAAGAAGTCGTAGCGGATCTCGGAGGGGGCGCACCATCCGCCGCCCGCCACCAACGCCTGCTGCTTGTCCGGGCCGGTGAGGAACTCGATGAGGTCCTTGACCTGTCCGGGGCTGGTGCGGTCGTCGATGGTGTGCGAGAAGTCGTTGCGAATGCTGGCCACGAGCTGGTGGTTCGGGTTGTTCTGCGTGACCGGCATCGACTTGGCCTTGCGCGACACCACTTCGGCGAGGGAGCGCAGGGTGGGAAGTGTCCCGCCGTGGGCGACGCCGGGGATGTCGACGGACGCGGTGACCGCGAGCTTCGCGCTGGGGACCTTCGGTGCGGGGGCGTGCCGGGCGGTCTCGGCGAGGGACGCGGTGGCCCGTCGTGCGAGGGCCTCGGGGTCGAGGTTGCCGCGGCGTTCGCCCATCATGGCGATCATGCCTGCGGTGACGCCCCGCGCGGCGGCGGCGGCGATCGCTTCGGGGTCGATCGCGGAGGTCGCGGCCTGGGCGGTCGCGTCGGTGGGGCCGTGGACGCGCTGCTGGAGTGCGGTGAGCTGCTCGGCGGTGCGGGCCTGTTCGAGGTCGGCGTTGCGCTGGGCGCGGACTTCGCGGACGGAGAGTTCGGCGCGGATGCGGTCGAGGTCGTTGGCGAGGCGCATCGCGTACTGGAGCGTGTCGGGGTCGACGTTGTCGGAGCCGTGGACGCGGTCGAACTCGGCGGTGCCTTCGGTTTCGAGGGCGGAGAGGTCGTCGTCGCCGACGAGGGTGAGGTCGGTGGGGGCGCTGAAGAGTTCCTCGGCTGGCACGTTGTCCTCCGGTGTGAAGGGGTGTGCGCCTGCGGTGTTGGCGCCCTTTGATCACGGAGGTTAGCGCATAGCACACGGACCGGCAAAGAGTCAATTAACTTCGCCGGTCCGCATAAGTAAAGGTCAGGCGCTCGGAGGGGGCGGCGGCGGAGGTGTCGGGCGACGCCTCTTATTGCAACTGCACATTCGCTTTCACCTCCCCGGGTGGACTCGGCGGGACAGCATCCGCATCACAACCCGCACCGCCTGACGCTCCATCTCGTCCTTCGACATGGCCCACCGCTGCTT